AAGTCAAACTGATAATACAGGATGGCACACAATTGTTATATCTGTAGTTGATTCATCAGCTACATCACCATTTAGTAATGCAGAAGATATTATAGTTACTTTTGCTAGAACTGGTGATAAGGGTGATTCGGGAACGTCAGGTACTGATGGAACAAGTGGAAGTAGTGGAAGTAGTGGAAGCTCAGGTTCCAGTGGTTCAAGTGGAACTGATGGTACAAGTGGAACTGATGGAACTGATGGAACAAGTGGAAGTAGTGGAACTTCTGGTTCTTCAGGTTCCAGTGGTTCGTCAGGTTCAAGTGGTTCAAGTGGAAGTTCTGGAACAAGTGGTTCAAGCGGAACAAGTGGTTCAAGTGGTTCAAGTGGAAGTTCTGGAACAAGTGGTTCAAGCGGAACAAGTGGTTCAAGTGGTTCAAGTGGAAGTAGTGGTTCTTCAGGTTCAAGTGGAACAAGTGGAAGTAGTGGAACAAGTGGTTCAAGTGGTACTGATGGAACAAGTGGTTCTTCAGGTTCAAGTGGTTCATCTGGTACAAGTGGTTCAAGTGGAACTTCTGGTTCTTCAGGTTCCAGTGGTTCGTCAGGTTCAAGTGGTTCAAGTGGAACTGATGGTACAAGTGGTTCCAGTGGCTCAAGTGGTTCATCTGGTTCAAGCGGTTCAAGCGGAACTGATGGAACAAGTGGCTCAAGTGGTTCAAGTGGTTCAAGTGGTTCTTCAGGTTCAAGTGGTTCAAGTGGTGTAACCGTAAGTGGAACAAGTGGTTCTTCAGGTTCAAGTGGTTCAAGTGGTTCTTCAGGTTCAAGTGGTGTAACCGTAAGTGGAACAAGTGGTTCTTCAGGTTCAAGTGGTTCAAGTGGTTCGTCAGGTTCAAGTGGTGTAACCGTAAGTGGAACAAGTGGTTCAAGTGGTTCAAGTGGTGTAACCGTAAGCGGAACAAGTGGTTCTTCAGGTTCAAGTGGTTCAAGTGGTTCGTCAGGTTCAAGTGGTGTAACCGTAAGTGGAACAAGTGGTTCAAGTGGTTCAAGTGGTGTAACCGTAAGTGGAACAAGTGGTTCTTCAGGTTCAAGTGGTTCAAGTGGTGTAACCGTAAGTGGAACAAGTGGTTCTTCAGGTTCAAGTGGTGTAACCGTAAGTGGAACAAGTGGTTCAAGTGGTTCAAGTGGTTCAAGTGGTTCGTCAGGTTCAAGCGGTTCAAGTGGTGTAACCGTAAGTGGAACAAGTGGTTCTTCAGGTGCAAGTGGTTCGTCAGGTTCAAGCGGTTCAAGTGGTTCAAGTGGTGTAACCGTAAGTGGAACAAGTGGTTCAAGTGGTTCAAGTGGTTCGTCAGGTTCAAGTGGTTCAAGTGGTTCAAGTGGTGTAACCGTAAGTGGAACAAGTGGTTCTTCAGGTTCAAGTGGTTCAAGTGGTTCAAGTGGTTCGTCAGGTTCAAGTGGTGTAACCGTAAGTGGAACAAGTGGTTCTTCAGGTGCAAGTGGTTCGTCAGGTTCAAGTGGTTCAAGTGGTTCAAGTGGTGTAACCGTAAGTGGAACAAGTGGTTCTTCAGGTGCAAGTGGTTCGTCAGGTTCAAGCGGTTCAAGCGGTTCCAGTGGTTCAAGTGGTTCAAGTGGTGTAACCGTAAGTGGAACAAGTGGTTCAAGTGGTTCAAGCGGTTCAAGTGGTTCAAGTGGTTCAAGTGGTGTAACCGTAAGTGGAACAAGTGGTTCAAGTGGTTCAAGTGGTTCGTCAGGTTCAAGTGGTTCAAGTGGTTCAAGTGGTGTAACCGTAAGTGGCTCAAGTGGTTCAAGTGGTTCAAGTGGTTCTTCAGGTTCAAGTGGTTCAAGTGGTGTAACCGTAAGTGGTTCAAGTGGTTCAAGCGGTTCCAGTGGCTCAAGTGGTTCAAGTGGTTCAAGTGGTGTAATATCATTAGCTACAGATGCTAATAATAGAGTTATAACTTCGGATGGAGACGGAACTGGTACAGCTGAACCAAATATGACATTTGATGGTAGTTCTGTAATATTTAAAGTAGGTGACCATACAACAGCCGGTAATAACACATACATGAGTTTATCAGATGCTGGTGGTGGTATAGAATTATCTACAGTTGGTGTAGGTTCACTCGGTGATATGAGAGGTTACTCACTTGGTACGTATCTATCTATTGATGATGTTAACGAAGTAACAAGATTACAATCTGAAGGTAATATATTCCTTGGTGATGATGACTGGGTTGGATATGGTAATGGTACACATATACAAATTGATGATGATGCTCAACAAATTAGTATGAGTGCAGCTAGTGGAGTTATAATAAGTTCATTATCTACTGGTGGTACTATTGATGTACACGCGTCTGGAACTGGTCATTTAATAATGGGTGTTTCTGATGTAAGATTAAAGAAAGAAATTAATACTATATCACAATCACTTGACACAATTAAAGAATTACGTGGTGTAACTTATAAATGGAAGACCGAAGAAGAAGGTAATACAAGGAATGCAGATAATACTAATGATAGAACAGAATATGGATTTATTGCACAAGAAATTACAGGTTCACAAGCACATAAAGTAAGTTTTGAAGACCAAGAAGGTTTCTATGGTGTTAATAAGACTCATATAATTCCAATATTGGTAGAGGCTATTAAGGAATTAGAAGCTAGAGTAGTAGGTTTAGAAGAAGAGTTAAAAAATAAATAATACTTTTAGTGTTAAAATTAGATACTTATTGTTAGTTATATAACTGTTATAAGGAGAATAAAATGGCAGATACTATTAAATTTTCTGAAGATGAAATGAAAAAGTTACAAGAACTTCAAACTTCATATCAGAGTAAAACTATTGAATTTGGACAATTACGTGTTCAGAGTATATTGTTGAAGCAACAATTAGATGCATTAGAACAACAAGAAGCACAAATGGAAGTTGATTATGCTAATATACAAAAGAATGAACGTGATTTAGTTGACGAATTAAATAAAAAATATGGGCCTGGTTCATTAGACCCAACTACTGGTACTTTTACACCAATAGAACAACCACCACAAACCGAAAAATAATAAAATCTTACATATAATCGTTTCAAGTTTTTGTTGACTATTTATATCTAAGAATATGTTATATATTCGCATGCGTAAATTAAAACTAATTAATTAGGAGAAATATAATGGCCGAAAGAATCGTAAGTCCTGGTGTATTTACTCGTGAGAAAGACCTTTCATTTTTACCACAAGCTATTGGGGAAATTGGAGCGGCAATAATTGGGCCTACCGTTAAAGGGCCTGCTTTTGTTCCTACAGTTGTTCGCAATTTTAATGAATTTGTGGATATATTTGGGGATGTCACGAAGAATTATTATACACCTTATACCGTAGAACAATATCTACGGAGTGCTGGTACGGTTACTATCGTCAGAGTTCTCGGAGAAGATGGGTATTCAAATGATATTATTAAACTATATGCTATATCTGGAGCAGATGCGGCAACTGGTGTTACACACTCGTTAGCGTATCTCGCACCGTCACAAGGTGATTTTAGTGGAGCAGGAGATTTATCAACATCAACTATTACTGGTGGTGATGTTACTTCAACTGATTCAACATTGACTGTGAATGGTACAGATACAGTTTCATATAGTGTAACTTTATCATTTGATACAGGAAGTGCTAATTACATTGAAAATGTATTTAGTACTGATGCTCAAACTCAAACGGGAGCTGGCGGAATTACTGTTCCAGTTTACTTATATGCTAATTTTAAAAACGCACAATCAACAACGAACTGGATTGGTTCAGGCTCATCGGCCGAATCACCCAGTGTTTCTGCTTCTATAGATACTATAGATTTTGCCAGTACTGATTACTCAAATGCTAGTTCACCAACTGTACAATCACAATTGATTAATAATGCACGTTTTAATCTATTTAAGGTTAATACTCGTTCACATGGTTCAAATGTAAACGATGATGTGTTTGTGGTTGTTTCTAATGTGAAAGCGGCTGGTAGTATTGCTGGTTCAGACTATGGTTCATTTAGTATTGGAGTTCATAATGTTGATGATGGGGCGTTAATAGAATCTTGGCATAATTTAAATTTTGATGCGTCAAGTACTAACTATTTACCAAGAGTTGTTGGTGATAGATATGTAACTATAGACTCAGCTGGGAAACTCACATATAATGGAGATTGGCCAAATATGTCCAATCATATTTATATTAGTGATTATTCTGGTCTTGAGTTCGCACCAAAGTCTGTAGTACCGATGGGTCACTCAGCAATATCAAATACTGTTCCAGGTACAACTGGAGTTGATGCTGCTAAATTGGTGACTTCACAAACTAATGAAACATTAGAGTTTGACGCAACAGTTCCATATGGATTTGACTTTAATTATTGGTATACATACAATGATAATGGAAAAGCCTGGGACAATGTTGCTTACTTAGCTCCAATACCAATAAGTGCTGGAACTGGTAATAATGCTACAATGTCATTAGAAAACATGAGTGGACATCCATCGGCATCATCTACAAATGGATATGCTACAGGTTCAGATAAAATTACATTGGCCGATTCACATATTAGTCAACGTAAGTTCGCTTTACCACTACAAGGTGGTTTTGATGGAATGAATCCCGCAACACCAAAGAATACTGGTGCTAACATACTAAATACAAATGTGATGGGATTTGATTGTTCATCTGCTACAACTATGGGAACTACTGTTTACAAGAAAGCTATTAATGCTGTAAGTAATCCTGATGAGTTCGATATCAATTTGTTAGTAACACCTGGTATCGTACATGGTCTACATAGTAAAGTTAGTGCTAGAGCTATGAATATGTGTGAAGAACGTGGTGATGCATTTTATGTTATGGATGCTTCTATACATGGTGAAAGTATCTCTACTATAACAAGTCGTGTATCTACATTAGATACTAATTACGCGGCTGTTTATTACCCTTGGGTAAAAATAGTAGATTCTGGTACATCATTACCTGTATGGGTTCCGCCTTCAGTTGTGTTACCTGGTGTTATTGCATACACAGACCAAGTAGCTCATGAATGGTTCGCTCCAGCTGGATTGAATCGTGGTGGTTTAACAACCGTACTTGAAGCTCAAACGAGATTAACTCACGCAGAACGTGATGACCTTTATGAAGATAGGGTTAACCCAATTGCTTCATTCCCAGGTCAAGGTGTTTGTGTTTGGGGTCAGAAGACCTTACAAGCTAAACCATCGGCGTTGGATAGAGTAAATGTACGTAGATTGCTAATTAGATTAAAGAAGTTTATTGCTTCTTCTTCAAGATACCTTGTGTTCGAACAGAATACTGCTGGAACACGTAATCGTTTCTTGAATATTGTTAATCCTTTCTTGGATTCAGTACAAGCTAATAGTGGATTGAGTGCGTTTAGAGTTGTCATGGATGAATCTAACAACACACCAGATGTTGTTGATAGAAATCGTCTTGTTGGACAAATCTATATTCAACCTACGAGAACTGCTGAGTTTATTGTTCTTGATTTTGTTGTACTTCCTACGGGAGCTACGTTTCCAGAATAAGTAAATAAGTTAAAACTTAAAACCCCTCATTTTGAGGGGTTTTTTGTTTATATGATATTTATTATTGATGTTAGATGAAATACATTTTTAGAAGTAGATGATATTTATATATAAGAAATTTAATTAATTTGGAGATAATAAAATGGCTGAATTACTCGACCCTTCAGAAATAATGTTCACTCCGTTTGAACCAAAAACGAAGAATCGTTATATCCTTTATGTTGAAGGTATTCCCGCGTATTTAATTAAGACTGCCAATAGACCGAGTATTACGTTTGAGGAAGTTGAATTAAATCATATTAATGTTAAAAGATTTGTAAAAGGTAAAGGTTCGTGGGAGCCAATTGAAATTACTTTATATGACCCAGTTGTTCCAAGTGGTGCACAAGCTGTTATGGAATGGGTAAGATTACATAAAGAATCTGTAACTGGACGTGATGGATATTCTGATTTTTATAAGAAAGATATTACAATTAATATGTTAGGTCCTGTTGGAGATAAGATAGAAGAATGGACTTTAAAAGGTGCATTTATTGTATCAGCCGCATTTAACGATTTAGATTGGGCAGCTAGTGACCCAGCCGAGATTACATTAAGTCTTCGTTACGATTACGCAATATTACAGTTTTAATTATTTTATTGGTGGAAGAGAGGGAAGTTTGTGGTGGACTTCCCTTTTTTATTGAAGGTTTTTAGTATTACATATCTATTTATTAAAAAGAGTTTTATTTAATTAGTTTTATTAAACAAGGAGAAATCATGGCGAAACAAGAAAAGCCTAAATTTCCAACTGAAGTTGTAACTTTACCATCTAAAGGTAACTTCTATCCAGAAGAACATCCTTTATCAAGTGGGGAAGTTGAAGTCAAATATATGACTGCTAAAGAAGAGGACATACTAACGTCACAAAATCTTATTAAACAAGGTAAAGTGATTGATGTATTGTTAGAATCTTTAGTAGTTGGTGATTTTAACATGGATGATATGTTCATCGGTGATAAGAATGCCGTTATGATAGCTTCTCGTGTTCTTGGATATGGTAAAGAATACACTTTTGAGTTGGAAGACCCAGCAACTGGAGAAAAAGAATCACATACGTTAGATTTGACTACTCTTGAACATAAAGATGTAGATTTTGACGCAGCTACTTTTGAATTTGAATTACCTTTTTCTAAAAGAGTGTTAGGATATAAGTTTTTAACACAAGGTGATGAAAAAGAAATTACAGCCGAACTTAAAGCTTTACGTAAGGTGGTTAAGAAAACAGGAGTTGAATCCGAAGTAACTACACGATTAAAAAAAGTTATTACATCTATAGATGGTGATAAAAATGTCGCAACTATTAATAACTTTGTCAACAATGAATTTTTGTCTCGTGATTCGAAAGAATTTAGAGACCATCTCATGTCTGTAACACCCGATGTAGACTTGGATATCATTATTGATTTTTCTTCAGGTGAGGAGGTAGAAATCACCGTCCCTATGACGGTAGAGTTTTTTTGGCCTAAAGCCGGAAAATAAACCCCAAATACACGAACAAATATTTCAAATAGTATTTCATGGTAAAGGTGGCTTTACCTATGACGCAGTCTATACTATGCCTACTTGGCTTCGTAGATTCTATTTCTTAAAAATGCAAGAGTTTTATAAGAAAGAAAAAGCTGAATACGATAAAGCTAATAAAAAGAGTGTATCCCGCCCACCATCTCGTAAACGATAGAGTAAATTTTATATTTTCTGATATTTATTATTGATAAATTCCCATAACAAACCGTTTTAATCAGGAGTTAAATATAATGGAAAATATTAATGATGTTAAGAAAATAGCACGAAAATTTCTTAAAAAACCAAAAGTTCTTCAAATGAGAGATACCATACAAGTTATTGCAATAAGTGGTGCGTATATGAATTTGAAACACACCAAACGTGGTGGTGAATACGAAATAACAGACCCAAATGATAATCTTATAGGTGGTGGTGACTACGACTCAGTATTAGAACCATTCGCCGAATTCAAAGACCTACT